TGTGCAGCTAGTACAATGATTTGGTGTAGTATTTTGTTGTTTTCACCTGTACTCTCTAGGAAAGTAACAACACCACCTTTACGTACTTGACCATATACAACCTGTGCAGAAGAAGTAGCACCCCTCGCATTAGTAAGAAGTCCACCAGAACTCCCAGAACTACCAGAGTTTTGTTTAGGTGCTAGGGCTTTTAACAAAGCGGAAGTTACAAGCGTAGTAGCAATATAACCAACACCATAAGTGATAAGACCCATAGCTGTAAAAGTAAATGTAGTAGAGACCGCAATACCCATCTGACCAAGTATTAAGGCACCGACCTGCATAGGCATACGAGGAACTCTTGACCAGTCGTTACTGTACTGTGCTTGTGTAATACAACCTAGTTTATATTTATTAGACATTTGGTACCCAACAGCTTTCTACATCCCCTGCATGTAATTTAACCAGTCCATTTTTACTCAAGAACACGCAACGTGACCCAAGAGATATACCCATAGCAACACCTATAACCCACCTTTGGGATTTCTTTGTTGTTACTAGGCTACCAAACACAGGTCTGTCAAAAGGTTCAAGTTTAGATGATACGGCTCTATTGAAGTCAGAGAACTTAAATGTTTTCCTTAGTTGGTCACGCCTCATGGGTTGACCCTCTGTCATATACTTGCCAACCCAGTCATCAGCCCAACCGTGACCATACATAGCTTGCCAAGCACCATTAGTAAAAGTGAAGCAGTCATGTACTCCCCACTCAAAAGGTTTATCTACGATTTTATCTAAATAGTCGTTTAATCTGCACTTCTTCCCCATGCTACTTGTGCATCCTGTATAGCTTGCACGTAGGAAAAGAAGGTGTCTCCACTGTATCGGGATTTGTGGTTTTCATCTGTATATCTCCAATTAGCTGCACGTTCTAACTCGACCAGCTTACTTTCGATGATTAAAGTTACTGTGGCAGCATCAGGTGCATCATCTACACTCATAGTGTTCATTTGACCACTGAATATTTGAACTACATCTGATACACTCTTTTCTCCCAAGTAAACCTTAGCTTGTCGCCTCTGATAAGGTTCTTGTAAAACAAGTGATACGATAGCACTATCCAGACCAGTAAGTGATAAAGACATAGATTTAGCAGACAGGTCATTAACTTCATCAGCAGAGCCAATATTAAGCAAAGAGCCTGTACCAGTGTAAGTATTACTGTCTATTGTTCTGTTACCGATACCAGTCCAGAACCTAAGTGTACCACTATCGAAGAACAACTCAACAGCATAAAATGGCTCTACAAGATCGCCAGTAAGTGCTGTAAGTAAACTTGCGTTAATAGTACGGCTCATGATACAACCTCCATAGCACCAAACGAGATACCATAGAAACTAGCATCATTTACCGACCAAGCAGTTTCGTTTGAACTTAGACGGAAAACGCCAGATGCATCAGTTAATGTAGCAGACACAGAACTACGATCTTTACGTAGCTTGGGCCATATCTCTAAGTTACCACTACCAGACTGGTCAGCTAACACCTTGTGTAAGGTGGCATCAGATGCAGAACCAAGTTGTATGTAGTCACCAGCTTTTAGTGTACCTGTCATAGACACCGTTACCGTATCATCACCAGCAGAACCAGAGATAGTCGCAGAAGTCGCTGTACCCCTCACAGAACGTGCAGAGGGGTCATACAGTAGGAAACTACCATAGCGACCCTTTAGGCTCATCAGGAAAGCTATCCAAGCCTCTGCATCATCTCTGTTCATTGGGGGCAGGGTAACATCAGCTTCCCACATTTGACCATCATAAGCATGTACAGTCTGTTTGTAGGTAAATGGACTAGAGGATACCGCAACAGCATTTCTAGCACGTAACTCAATACTAGCCATACCAATGTTAGTCGGTAAAGATAAAGGGTATGAGATAGCCATTATGCAAAAGACCTTCCATAGTTACCGCCACGGCGTTTGCCCTCAACAACAGCAGCTTTTGCACTCTCTGCAATCTGTGGCATCATTTGTCGGATTTCGGTTCGTACAGTCTGTTGTACGCCAGTAGAAATGTTGATGTTTTGGACGACAGTAGTTCCACCCATTGTATCCTTGTTAGACATTACGTTACCGTTAGAGGAAGGTACGAAAAGTTCAGGCCCTCTCTCACCAACAAGGTAGGGTGTACCAGCAGAAACAGGGCCACCGTTTTCACGTTTAAATAGTCCACCAATGAAACCCGCTAAACCAGAGCCTTGACCTGTAGCAAAGTCGAATGAACCAACCATCTGTTGTACGACAAGGACACGATAGAGTTGCTTAATAATATCGGCAGCCATTGATCTAAATGCGTCTTTAACAGAGGATGTACCATCTACAATGCCTACAAGAGCGTTCTCAAAAGATTTGCCCATGTAACTAGCTAAGTCGTCTAAGTATTGGGTTTCTTGTTGTAGCTTACGTAAGTTCTCAGCAGCTAACCTTTTAGCTTCTCTTTCAGCCTCTAGGTTATCTTTCTTAGCTTTATTGATACGATACTCAGTAATCTCTGCTTGGTGCTGTAGACCAAGTTTACGCAACAACACTTGAACTTCGTAATCACCAATGTCTTTACCTTGTGCCGCAAGCTGACGTAAAATATTTTCTTTTTCTACACGCTGTTGAGCAAGCAACAGTGACTCACCCTCTAGCCCAACAATAGCACCACGGTTCTTTAGTTGTATGCCAAAGTTCTCTAGTAGTTTCTCAGCAGCTTTTCGTCTATTTTCTGCATCTTCTGCTGCTGCTTTGTCTGCTGCCGCTTGTTCGTTTAGTGCCTTTGCAACATCTGCTGCGATCTTCTGACGTTCTTTCTCTTCTCTTGCTCTTGCAGCCTCAGTGTCTTTTATCTCTTTTAACTTAGAATTATAAAGGTCTAAGTTTTCTTGGGCCTCTTTTACAGCAGCGGCAGCTTTTTCCATGCGCCTGTTTTCTGCCCCCATGCCCATATCGGCTGGATGTACACCCATTCTAGCAAGAGATTCAAACCTTCTATTAAAGTCCATTAAGGCTTTTTCTTCTTCTGCACGTGCAGCAGCTAAGGTATCTGAAAGTTGTTGTTGCATGGGATTGAGGCCAGTCTGTAACTCCCTCAACTTCTCGTTCATACTGTCGATGTCTTTTTCAAGGTTTTCTTTCAACTCCTTGGAAGCACGACCAGCAGCAGAGAAAGCCATGACCAAGCCAGATACAGCAGCAATACCCAAACCAATCATAGCACCCCAAGGACCAGCAAAGAAACCTGCCAACTGTGATGCCTGTTGTGAGAAAGCAACAAGTGGGTTAGTACCGCCTTGAACCTGTACGATAAAGTCTTGTACCTGATAACCAGCTTGCTGTGCTGCAATCTCTTTACGACGAAGGGCTTTACCACCTTTATCAACTTGAGTGATGTAATCTCTTAGTGCTTGACCACCTTTTTGAGTAGCTGAACGAAGTCTAGCAATCTCATCATTAAGTTGCTTCTGACCTTTTCGCATGATGTTAGCACTAATAACACCTTGCTTTTGCTGGTTCTCAAGGAACTTAACTTGGTCTTGAAGTTGCTTTAGCCTTTTAGTTGCCATAACAACGTCAGAGTCATTAGTCTCAAAACCAATGATATATTTAAGGTCAGCCCTTGCCATTATGCACTCCTAATATATAAGGTATCTAACCTCTTTATGATCTCTACGTCCGTAGGATTTAGTGGGGTAGAGGTTAATTCGGCCCACGCTTTTATCTCTTGAAATGTAATAGGATTAGAGGACATCCCACTACTTCTGCTAGAGTTAAGATGAAGAAAAGCAGACCATAAGTGTGACAACAAAAAAGGTAAGGTAGGACCATCTAAACCTTTTGGTCTAATTCCTGTCTGCTTCTCTACTTGCTCTAAGTGTTCACGTTCTGTAACACCTGACTGATCAGACTTCAACAATGAGAACTGATGTTCTGCATAGCCCTCTAATTGTCGGATCAGCCCTTCAAAAAATCCAGATAGCTACTCAAGGCAGCTTCAAGTTGGTCTTTAATCCAGAACACCTCAGTGTAAATCTGTTTTGCTTTGTCATAACTAAGAGGAGGTTTCTCACTGTCAAAAGTGATGCTCCACTCTTTTGTAGTCTTAGCTAGGCTTTCGATTGATTGAGTCTCTAAATCTTCTGCTTTAACTTCAATCTTACCTGTCTTTGCAGCCGCTTTTAGTCGTTCATCAGTAACTGCCCAAAGTACCACTTTGTACTCTTTAGTATGAGGCGCATACAGCGAAATTGTCATAGGGCTGTCGTCCTCATTCAACAAAGGCTCTTGTGTTACAGGGTGTTTTAGTTCTACTACAACTATATCACTCTTAGGTGTTAAATCTTTTAAATCCATGTCAGGTTCCTTTCGGGATAAGTCGGGTTAATTGTGGGGGATGCCAGACCCGACACCAACACCCCCCGCCCTAGCTAGGGATTACGCAGAGCGAGTAATCTTCAAGTTAGTCGCTTCTGTTGTATCATATAGAGCAACAAAAGACATAGAGATTACACGGCTCGTAGGACCATCTACACCAACGTCAGCAGAGTTAATCTTTACACGTGGAAATAGGAATGTCATTGTGTTTGTACCGTCACCAACAGACACTTCAATCTCTGTCTCTGTTTCGTTGATGAAACGGTTTACAAGTGCAGCATCTTCAAAGTAAGCTGATAGTGTACCTTCGACTTCTGCACGACCAAACTCTAGGCTGGGGGCTGAGTCATCACCAACAACAAATGTAGGTGCATAACCGTTAGTCAATGTGAAGTCTAGGCCAGTAACGATAGCTGATGCTGCACCAGCACCTACGTCACCGATAGAAAGGTCACCAGAGTAAGCATCGAAAGGTGCTGCACCTGATGCTGCATCTTGGGTTTTCTCTGTAGCACCGATGGTCATGTCTTTACCGACCATACCGAAGGTTGTTGTTACCATCTGGTTAGGTGCAAGTGAAACGCCCATCGTGTTGACAGTCATGCCTGTGAACAAACGTGCTTGGTCGATGTCAGCAGCATAGTCCTCAATAGAGAAGAACTTAGGTGTAGTGCCAACTTTAAGTACGTTAGTTGACCATGTGTTTAGCATGGCAGCTTCTAGGAACTCGTCGTAGTCTGCATCACGCATATCAGCGACAATATCACCACCAGCCTGACGGTTACCGTGACGATCAACACGTGGCATACGGTCTGACTGAATGTCATTACCTGCAACACGATCTTTAGACAAGTTTAGTGAATGAGTAGAAAAAGGTAAGTTTGTAAAGTTACCAGCAGGTGTCGTACCAAATGTGCTTTCTACGATGTACGACAAGCTAGAACGTGAACCCTGTGCAAAGGCCATGAGTTATCTCCTAATTAGTTATAAGCGTACCAAGCTATGGTTACAGGTACGACATACCAAGGGCTATCCACAAAAGCTAATTGCCTTTCTGCATAGTCAATATAAACAGTTTTACTGTTGTGAGTTAGTTTTGTGGTTGCCTCAAATGCTTCCATAACATTCTTGGCTAGTGTATCGCCAGCAGAAGGTCCACTACCCTCTGGTGCATAGCAGTTAATAAAGAACAAACCATCGTACCTTTGTTGTGGGCTTAGTCCACGTGCGGCTGGTCGTCTTGTTAGTGGGGCATAAGATACTTGGATGTAACTGTTGCCAGTCGTCGGACTAAACGACACGTTCTCGTAGGCTATAGATGGTACGTCAGTAATACTAGATAACTGACTTTCTAAAGCAGCACGAATGTCCTTATCAATGTTTGCCATTAGCTACCACCTTTTAATCTAGCAAAGACCCTGTGCTTTCTCTCGACAGACCAGTTTGGGTCAGCATGAGGTGCGCCATTACGAAGTATAAACTCATCTTTAGACATATCAAGTTTTGCTAGGTCTGATTCGATGTTTTGTAGTGACTCTTGAAATGCAGCACCTGCATCCATTTTAGGTCTGCCTCTTGATGACTTACCTCTAGGACGACCCCTGCCGACAGAAATAGACCAAGAGGTCATGTAGGCACCAGTATCAACAAATGGAAAGGAGTATTTCAATGCGGTGATTGCTCTATTACGAACAACCTCTCGTTTGTCCTCTTCTATCTGTTCGTCTAACTCTTTAAGTTTATCCTCAAAGGTTTTACTGACCTGTATCTTAACAGAGTTAGCCATTACTCTCTAACCTCACACTCGTACAAGACAGCAAGACCAGCAGAATAGTAGGTAGTAACTCTATCAATGTGTACCTTATCACCTAGGCCAGAAACCGTATCACCATCGTCGGGTTCTACTGTTAGCCCTAGTGCAGGTATTACTAACTTCTTTACACCTCTGACGATCTCGTCTGTAGCTATGCCAGTAACTGCATCATACATATAACCAGTGACTTCATAGTCTGTCGTGCTACCCCCAGTAAGGGAACCAGTGGCAGGGTCATACGTACCTTCCGACACCTTATGCAAGGTCAGAGTAGAACCA